ATAAGAATTGCGACCTAAAATAATATATTGATTTATTATAAATGGATTATTTAGAGATAAAATCTACGGAATTAATTGGAAAAGGAAAAGGTCAAATACAATCTTTAAGTGTGGGACTACTTACCCAAGCAACGAAACCAGACGGATACAAGTCATCGCAGTCATCTTCGGTTAGATTTCTTCTAACAGAAATCCAGAATGCCGAAAAAACACCGAAATACGAGAAAACGCAAGAAATCTAACAGAAATCCACACCAAATTAGATATGTGTTCGTAATAATTAATTAATTATTACGAGCAGAAATCAATAGCACATATAGATTTCTGTATATAGGGCATTTGATTTCTTACAGCGCTGTTTAGATTTCTTCTTTTTAAGTTGTTTCTCTATTATATAAGTATTCCAATCGCCTATTATAATTGATTCAGTAATTCATTTAGATTTATTATATCTACTAATAGTATAAAAGATGAGTTTCACATTCCAAGACACCGCTGATAATGTTTATTACGATGTGACTATAACTAATTTAGAAACAATCAATCGTAATCCTCCGTCATTATACTTTAACGAAACAAGAAACACTCCCTTCGTGTATGACCCAGAGAGTTATTATTTAAGCATCATCCGTTTCACATTAGACACTCCTACGCTTCCAGTATTTATTCCAGTCATTCAACCGAATCAAGGTAATCGTGATTTAACGATTTATTCCGTCACGCTTTCTTGGACTAATCCAGTCGCACCATTTCAAACATTTAACCAACAGACATTCGTCAATTTCATTCCGCAGATACAAGATGTCGTTGTTCCAGCACCACCGAGTCAAACCACAGATGGTCTTCAAAACAACCAGACTGGATATTACGAGATATTGAATTATCAATATTGGATACTATTGATTAACAATACATTTACCACTTGCTTTAACGATTTGAATACCCAAGTGGTCGGCGCTGGTTTAGTTCTTCCATCTACACACGCTCCTACGATGTCGTGGGATACAACGAGTAATTGCGCCGTTTTAACGGCAGAACAAATTGGATACGACAATACTATCGCCAATTCAATTGGGATTTATATGAATCCAGCGATGTATCAAATATTTAGCAGTTTCACCGCTCTCATTTTGGGTTCGGTTGGCGTTACTAACGGAAAGAATATTCAAATTGTAATGAACGGATTTGGTGGCGCAACCGTCGTAGTGTTTCCACCCACCGCACCAGCAATTTCGCAGTATGACGCTCTACAAATCGTTCAAGAGTATTCTACTCTGGCGCTCTGGACTCCCATTACTTCAATCGTATTTACCTCAAATACTTTACCAGTAGTTCCAGCGAATATTTCCTCGCCCCTACTTTTCATTAACGGCGAAGTCTATAACAACGGCGGAAACAATTCAAATATTTCGCAAGTTGTCACCGACTTCGTGAGTGATGATGGTATTTACAAACCGAATATTGTTTATACCCCCAGCGCTCAATACCGATTGATTAATTTAGTAGGAAATACTCCAATCTATAATTTAGACTTAAATGTCTATTGGAAATCCAGAACTGGGGTTCTCCAACCTTTCAAATTGTCTTCTGGTTCTACCGCCACTATCAAACTTTTATTTACCAGAAAGGGAACTGGCGGAAGTTCATCCGCTTAAAAGTATTTTAAGGGAAAGAGAACATTTAGAGAATTGTTTTCTTTTAGCGCTGAATAACATTTTATCCAAAAAATTAAAATGTTAGTCTAATATATAAAATGAGTGATTTCCGCTGTGTATTAATTGAAGACGCTCGTATCGCCGATATTACTTCTACCGAAGGATTTGGGGTTATTAGCGGTGCTTCGCAATCCACTTTCCAACAATTTCAAGCAGTTTCAAGTAGTAATTCCTCACTTGTATTTAACATCCAAATCCCAAGTGAAAATATCGTGATTGACCGCCACTTACTATTAGCAAGTGAGTTGTCTTTTGAAATCAGCGCTGGTGGCGCAAGTAATCCAGTTCCAATTGGCGCAAAAGTATTCCAGTATGGTTTAACCGATTCGCTCCAAGCATTTCCTTTGAACTCTCTATTCACTACTACCCAAGCAACAATTAATAATGTGTCGGTTTCCACCAATTTACAAGATGTTTTGCCGATGTTGATGAGAATGAACTCAACCGAAGCATTAAGCAGATATAACACGATGACTCCCTCATACCCAGATTGCGCTTGGGGTGAATATCAGTATGGCGTTGGTTCAAACGCAAACCCTCTTGCCTCTTATAACAATATGTCTTACGACACCGATTTTTGCCCTCGTGGTGGATACAAATTAGAGTTCATTCAAATTGATAGATATGTTGGTGGTGTATTTACCGACAATTCTCCCATTTCTACCGACCCAGCAACTAACACTTGGAAAATCTTTATTAAGGTTCAATTGACCGAACCCTTCCTTGCTCTTTCACCTTTTATCAATATGACTCCTAATTGTTGCGCTGGTTTGGTTGGTGTGAATAATATGAGTATGGTGCTAAATGTGGATAGTTCTTGTAAGAGATTGTTCTCCACCGCCAATACTACGGTAAATGGTGCTGGAAACGGATTGACTGGATACATCTCTGGAATTGCTCTTGGATGGGCGGATGCTCCTAACGGTGGCGCTTCCCAAGCAGTCGGTTTCGCCAATACCAGATTGCTCTTCAACTTCCTTTCACTTCAACCAGAACAATACGCCAAGATTTCCACCAAGAATGTTGTCCCTTATATGGATTACCCCAGATATTTAACCACATTTGCCTCTGGAACTACTATCAACGCTGGTGCTACTCAAACACTCACATCTCAATCACTCCAACTCAATCAAGTTCCAGATTTGATTCTTATTTGCGCTCGTGTGCCGATGTCTTCTCAAAACCAGAATTACACCAGTTCCTTTTTATCAATTAACGGAATTAGCGTTAATTTCAACAACGCATCTGGTCTTCTTTCTACCGCAACCCAGCAAGACCTTTACAATATTTCATACGCCAACGGAAGTTCCCAGACATTTCACGAGTTTAGGGGATTTGCGGATGTTAATAATAATTTGTCTGGAACAGTATCGCAAGTTCCTACAACTGGCGCTCTCCTTGTTTTGAGTCCAGTTTATAATTTTAGTCTTCCAAGTTACTTATCAGCAAGTTCGCTCGGTCAATATCAATTCCAGTTCAACTTGTCGGTTACTAACCAGTATGATTTCGCTATATCTCAACCAGAAATCTGTATTATTACGATGAATAGTGGAATCTTCGCCACCCAGCAAGGAACTTCTCAAATCTTTACTGGAATCCTTACCAAAGAACAAGTGCTACGAACAAAGGAACAAAACCCTCAATCCGCTCTTTCATCTGTGGAATACCAGCGCCTCGTTGGGGGTCAAATGGGAAATCTTGGAATGGGTAATGTGATGGATATGGTGAAAAAGTTTAGTGGAATGCTTCCCTCGCAGATTAAGGATGTGATGAAGCAGTTCGGTATTGGTGGCGCTCACTCTGGCGGTGCTACGAGTGGTGGTGCGATGTCCGCTGGTGCGATGTCTGGTGGGTCAATCAGTATGGGTGGAAAATCTAAATCAAAACTCGCTAAACACCTTGCTTAAAATAGATTTTTAGATTTCTCGGTAAAATCGCAATAGATTTACATCAAAAACCGAATTAAGAAGTATTTAGAATTAATTATATTATTCAAAAAAATAATATAAGTAATAGTATATACGAATGAGTGGAATAGAACCAGTTCAAGAATACAACGAGTATATTAAGCGCCAACTTTTAGACGCAATTCATCGTGGCGTGGTTGGTGGATTGCCTCAACCTACGATGTTTGGTGGAAAACGAATGAGAAACTTTGTTTTGCCCTCATCTACCGAGTATGATTATCCCAGTTCGCTTTCAGTCGGTCATTTAGGGGCATCTCAACCAGATATGTTGGGCGGTTCATTTTGGGATGACTTCGGTAAAGGGTTTAAACAAGGGGTTTCTGGTGTCGCTCAAATCGCAACCCCTATTGTAAAAGAAGTTGGAACAGAACTCGCCAAAGACGCAATCCGCTCTTACGCAAAAGGGTCTGGTCGCCGTAGAAAGAAGGGTGGATATTTGATTGGTCGTGATGGAATGGTTAGGGCAACCGCCGAAGGCGGATATATTGGAATGACTGGAAACCCTTATAACGAGAGTGGATTCGGTTCGGCAAATACCCAGTTGGATAATTTTCCCAAATGGGGTGGGGCGATGTCTGGCGCTGGTGTGTTTGATACTTTCAAATCTGGATTTTCTTCGCTTGGAAATGCTATTGCGCCAATCGCAAAAGACATTTTTCACGATGTCGTTGTTCCAGAAGGAAAAGAATATTTGAAAGACCAAATCAAGGAATACAAATCTGGAAAAGGTGGGTCAAAATCCAGCGCTATTATTGCGAAGATGATTGGAAAGCAACGCAAAGGATTTGAGATTGATAGAGTCAGTCGCCCATCTGGAAATGCGATTAATTACGCCAAGAAAGCATTCGGTCAAAAATACAAGGGCAAGAAACCGAGTGATATGTGGAATACTTACAAGGGTGAGATAATGGAACAACCAGCGCCCAAAAAGCGTGGTCGCAAACCCAAAGCGCCAGTCGCCCCTCAACCAGAAAGCGAGAGTGATGAAGACGAACCCCAGAATGTAGTGGTTTCGGCGCAACCCCCAGTTGTTCCCTACAATCCAGCGAAGGGCGTTGGGGCAAAACCTCGTGGTCGCCCTCCTAAAAAAGGCGCAAAAGGAACGGCAGATATTCGTGGGTTTTTTACAAGCGGTTCTGGAAGACCTCTTACTGGTTCTGGGGTCGCAGATGATATTGGTAAAATCGCTCAAATAGCAACACCATTCTTACCTCTATTAATGGGGTTGGGTCGTGGCGACCCTTTGCCTCCTCATCCTTGCGGTGGAAATTGGGCGGATGATTTGGGTAAAGTAAGTAGCGCTATTGCTCCATTTGCTCCGCTCCTTTTAGGACTTGGGAAAGGCAAACCTCCCAGTAAATACGCCATTAATAAGATGATGAAAGGCGGAAACTTCTTGGACGACTTGGGTAAGGTAAGTAGCGCAATTGCGCCATTTGCTCCCTTGTTAATGGGTCTGGGTCGTGGTGGAAATTGGGCGGATGATTTGGGTAAGGTCAGTCAAGCAATCGCACCATTCGCTCCTCTATTAATGGGGTTGGGTCGCAAGAAAAGCGCTGGGTCTTTATCTGGAAAAGCAGTAAGACGCTCACCGATGCTTGGCGCAGACGGACACGGAATATTACCTTTCCAACCAGTAGTCGCTAATCGCAAAAAAGGCGGTGTAATGATAATGGATAATCCCAGTCAATTTCACATCAATACTGGATTAATGCCCCCAGCATTAGCGTCTTACAATCCACCAGTTCCTTCGGTTTCTGGAAAAGGTCGCAAACAACTTCCTCATTCTGGTAAAAAGCGTGAATCCGCTCGTGGCGCAATCGTCGCAGAAGTAATGAAGAAGCACGGATTAAATCTCCCACAAGCATCAAAGTTCGTCAAGGAACACGGATTATATTAATTTAGTGGTGTTTCGTAAATAGAAAAATAGAAATATAACACAAAATAAAATATCTTTGTATTATATAAATGCCGTTATTACCGAGAAAGAATAATTTGGATTACCAACCAGACAATATCATTCAAGCGTCAAAGCAATTGACGACGATTGCTCTGGAAAATATGAAGAATCCTCTTACCGACCCAGACCAACCAGCGCTGTCGGCACTCTCTTCACAGAAATCTTTGAGTGGAAGTATGGATGAGTTTAGCAAATTGTTATTGGGATTACAATCGTCATTCATCAAAGCAAAACAAGAAGGCGCAAGAATAGTTGGTATATTTTTAAGACAACAAGGCGCAAGACAAGGCGCAGACCAAATGCGCCAACGACAAGAACAAATGGACGATTTTGGCGTGAGAATGAATGAAAGAATGAATCAAGCAGAAGAACTCCAACGACAAATTAACGAAGAACAAGCAAGACTTCGTGGCGAAGGCAGACCAAAAGGAAGTAAAAATAAAAATAAAAAGGCATCCACTCAAACTTCGCCACAAGCGCCATCTACTCTTTTACAAATTGAAGATGCTCCTCCCCAACAACAATCTCCAAATATTCGCACCTTTTTTGGTAATCCAAGACCAGTAAGACGAAGACTGGTTATTGAAGATGATGACGAAACTCCCACACCACCTCCTTCCAGACCACCTTCCCAACAATTATCTCAACCAGTAAGAAGAGTAAGCGCCGAACCAGTTGGTAGATTCGGTGTATTACCAGTTGCCGATTATTCACGCCGAATGATTTCGCAAGGCGCAGTTGCCGACAGTTTTATTGAAGACCCAGACAGCACCAATACTGAAAGCAGTATGCCTTCGTATAATAATAACGACGATGAGAGTTCGCAATCATCCATTCCAAGTTGGTATAATCCAAGTGATAGGTCAAGTTCGTCTGGTAATTCAAGTTCGTCAAATAGATACAGATATGGGGGCGATGGGGATGATTGGGATGATGGCGACGGTGATGATACAAACTCATCTCATTATTCAAATGGGGGCGCACCAAAAGAAGTATTTTACGACGCAAATCCAAATACCGTTTTGTCTTCTCTAATTTTAGACATTACACGACAAATCCGTTATATGGATTTGTTGGTGATTTCCAGAATAAAACCAGCAGTTCAACAATTAAATCCCTCCCAATTAAATACATTATCCCAAGCATACGCAACCTTAACTGAATTGTGGAATACTTTTAGTGTAATTACCCTTAATAATTTAGATTTTTCTTTGGTGGATTATTTCAAAGATGTTGTTAATTTTGGCGACCAAATAATAAAGATTTTGGAAGAAGAATTAAACAAATTGAAAATTGATTTGTTAATCGTGGTTAATTCGTATAAACAAAATGAAGCGATTCAACCACCCAATTTCACTCCCAATTCGTTCTGGGAAAATAGCGCTGTTAGAGAAATGGAAGGCGCTGGTCGCACTTTTACTGGGCGAAATCATTCTGGTCGTGATATTCCTACGATTTGGCGTGGCGCTCAACGAGAATGCGCTTATAAATATATGCTCTAATTACATTCGGTTTTGTTTCTTCAAAATAACATTCTGGTAAAATCTTGCTCGTTTAAGAGTTTTCAAATGATACTCGTGAGGATTTCTCAATATCATTTCCGCAAATGCTTCCAAATCTGGTAATGGCGGATGGGTTTGGTTGTAGCGCTTAAATTGCGCCGTGAAACTTCCCCATTTCAAATCTTCCCAGTCTGGATAATTTTCCTTCTTTTTAAATCCAGCACCTTCCCCAATATAATCGTCGCCCAATTTATTCAAAATATCGTAAGAATGATTCCCCAAAACATCAAACGATTTATCCGTTGGAACGGTGATGGAATGTTTTTTGGTATAACTGGGGTAAAGTAAGCGACTGACGCTGGATACTGGGGCGTATAGACTGGAAACAACATCCTTACTTGACCGCACATTATATTCATTCGCCAACGGAACTTCGCCCTTGTATGCTGGATTCACATTAATAATTTCTTTCGTATTTGCGCCCAATTTTCTTGAAAGCACCGACCCTTGTGAATGTCCCAGCGTAGAAATATTTTTCGCACCATACTTGCTCTCCGCTTGGTCTTGGATTGCCTTGCCTTGTCTATATCGGTCGGTATTTTCGTAATTTCCCAAAGCGTATGCTAAATTATTTCCCCAATCCAGCGCTCCACTCGTTCCACGATGCGCCACGACAGCGCTTCCATCTGGTTTATAATATACTTTTGCGTATTCATTAGATAGACCATTATCCAAGACCCAATCGCCGATATTTTGCGCTGGTTCAGTCTGGTAAGAAGCGTCTAATAAGTTTCTCACTTCACTCGCTCTCAATTTGCCTCCCTTTTTCTTAAATGGCGGTAAATTACTCATTCCTTTTATATCTTGCTTTATTTTAATTTGAGATTTCAATTGTTTTGGGTCAATTTCGGTGGCGGTTAATGGTGTGGATTTATTTATTCGTTTTGTTGGGCGGTATACTGGATAATCTTCGCATCCAATATCCTTCCATTCTTCTTTATACCATCTGGCGAGATTTTTCGGTTTTCCATCATCGGCGTATTTACCGCCACGCTCTTTGTATGTTTTCACTATCCATCCGCTCTTGTAAGCGCTGGGTTTTGAATATCGTTGGTCTGCTTCCTTTTTTACTTGGTCGTATAATCGCTGGTCTAAAATTGTCGGCATTTTATTATATATGGATATATTAAAATGACGGAAATCATTTACGACAGCGCTGGAAATCTATTTAAAATAGAATGGGAATATGATTTAGGATTGAATCTGGTAATTACATCAATCAATCCAATTTAAAAATATTTGTATTATATAAATGGATACAGATTTTCTCAAAAAGTATTTGCGATTTAATGGGGCAATCATTAACGATAAATCGTTTAATGCGAATACCAAAATGAAGCAACCCAAACTCGCTCACCCTACACGCCAAGAAGTCGGTGTTGGTGAAGATATTCATCCGCAATTCAAACCATCTTGGGAAGAAGTCAAAAAGGAAGTTAGAGAACCAGAATTAGAAACACTCAAAGGTAAAGCGCTACTTAAAAAGGTGTATCAAGGTGGCGCAAAAGTCAGCGCTTCCCAGATTTTAGACAAATTGGAAACACATTTAGAAGGTCATTTGAAGCGTGGGGATGATGTAAAAGACGAATTGAAGGCGGTTGAGAATCTGGAAGGTGGTGGTAGGGAAATAACCGCAAACAAAATCCCCAAGACCGATGAAATCTGGAAATGGTCTAATCCCAAATTGGCGCAAAAGAACGCCACCAAATATTATAAACAAGATTTATATCGCTCTAACCGAAAAGACAAAAAATATATGATACAAGACCCAGACGGCAAATGGGTTCATTTCGGTCAAATGAAATACGAAGATTACACCAAACACGGCGACCAGAATCGTCGTGAGAATTATCTCAAAAGGGCATCCAATATCAAGGGCAATTGGAAATCTAATCCTTATTCTCCAAATGCGTTGGCGATGAGAATACTGTGGTAAGTAGCGCTGTATATTTAAAATAAAAAAAATTATATTACTTTTTTTATTTTATTTTTTATTTACTTTTTTATTTTATTTTTTATTTACTTTTTAATTTTGAAGAAATCCGTGATGGTTTTGTATTCGGTTTTGGTTCTATCCACCTCAAACTTATCTGGATAATTCTTCATCAAAAAATATCCTTTATAACTAATCGGCGCATCATTTTCCGTATCACATTTTTTTAGAAATGTGTTGTAGATGGTGTGATGCGCCTTGTAGGTTTTTTTGGTGGTCTTGGTAGTGTAATCGGCGATTACCGAATATTCACCCATTTCTTTACTTTCGCATTCCCAGAAGCATCCGTTTTCTAATGCGTATGGTAAGACTTCGTCTAATGCGGTTGGTTCGTATTTGACTATTCTACCCATTAGTGTAAAATATTGGTCGTGCTTGGCGTTCTTGGTGCGTGTTAATTGCCTATCCAAATAACTTGCGTCTGCTTGGGCGTTATTCCTCTGTTGCGTATTGGTCGCCAATAGATTCATCGCTCCACCCATTACTTTTTGGGTTTTTTCCAATTCTTCCTCCTTCTTGGCGAGTTTCTCGGTTGCGTATGCGTATCCAGATTTCTTGGTTGGTTTGGGTGTCGTCATCTTACTACTTATACATTATATAGAGTAGTGTCTTTAAGTCCTTTTAAACAATATATTATATTATATATCTATTAATAAGTAGTCCAAAAATGGGATATATTGTAGCGCTATATAAGTAAGACAGCGCTGAAAAAAGTGGAAGCATTTTCGGCAAAACCAATTGCTTCCACCTTGCTTCCACTATTGCTTCCACCTTGATTCCTTACCATTTCTCGTAAGGATATTTTTTTTCTTTAAAAAAGTATGGTAAGGGTGGAAGGAGTGGAAGCATTATTTCACTTTCTATATACAAAAGTTTTTTTTATTTTTTTCTCAAAATCCTTAAAGACTTGAAAAAATGCTTCCACTCGTTCCACCCTTACCATCACTTTTTAACCTTGAAATAAAAAGACTGCGTAGATGGTAAGGATTTGAGTAAGCGACGAGTGGAAGCATTAGTGGAGGCAAGGTGGAGGGAATAAAATGCTTCCACTTTTGCTTCCACCTTTTTACTTTACTTAAATAAGTATTTTGAAGTGCTTGAAATAATAAAAAAATTATTTTTTTTTAATTATTTTTTTTTTAATTTTGGAATATTTTTACATTTCATCTTCATCTGTTTCCCATTCATCACTATCATCTGTATCTTCATCTGGTTCTGGTTCTGTTTCTTCATCGCTTTCACTACGCATTTTATACACCCAACCGTAGCATTTTTCGCAATATTCGCCGTAATTTTCTCGCTCTGGATAGGTCAATAATTTATTACATCTTTCGCAATCCACATCATCTTCAATTTGAAGGCAATCCACTTTGTATCTTGGAATATTCAATACATCGTATTTTCTTACATTATATACTCTATTAGACCACCTTCGCATCGTGAAATATATGGATGGGTATAATGGGGACAGATTTGTAAAGTCTAATCGCCCATTTATTTCCGCATTCATATCTTCATCATTAGTCAATTCCTTCATTACTTTTGCGCTTGGAGATTCCCCCAAATACGAAAAAATAATATTGAGTAAATGGTGGTTGCCGTTTAGGTATTTGTCTGCTTGTAATAGTATATCCATCTTGTTCTGCTTATACATTATATACTGGGGTGTCTTTAAGTTGTTTTATAATATATTATATATATTGTAATAAGTAAAGATACAGCGCTGTATTTACCCAAAAGTATTTGAAAGTGCTTGTAGCGCTACAAAATAAATAATAAAAAAAATGATTTTTTAATTATTTTTAATTTTTCTAATTTTTTTCTAATTTTGGAATATTTTTAAATTATTTTACCCAATTGTAAGCGGTAAATATCGTTCTACAAGTGGGGCATTTATTTCCAATTAATTTGATACAATCACCGCAAATATCGGTATTACAAGCGCAATTATTTACCCATTTTCCATCCACTTTTTTATACATTTTCGCCATTTCGGTTTCGCATTTATCCATCAAACAAACGCAACAATTTAACTGGGTAAATGGGTTGCGTTGATTATACCATTCGGTAGAATAATTTACCCATTCTTCTTTATCCAAACAATATAATAATTCGTGGAATTGTTCCAGATTTAATAGTGTATAATGGTCGTTGGTGCGTTTTTCCAATTTTTCTATCGTAATATTCATTTTTCCCAAATCACTTAATAATGTCTGGAAATTGTCTATTGATTGATTGATTCCTTGTATGGTTAATGAGTGAATTATCATACCGACTGGATTATTTTTCATTTCCTTCGCCATTCGTGCTTGAAATGCGGTATTTTTATCCTTGATTTTTTGGATACTTTTGAGTCGCTTTTCCTCTAATTTTAATAGGGCAATTTGCGCTTTGATTTCTGCTTGGGTATTCATCTTCTTATACAGTATATAGAGTGGTGTCTTTAAGTAGTTATTTATAATATATATTGTATAAGTAAAGATACAGCGCTGTCTAATCGGCGTAGCGCTACATTCTTTAAATACTTATTTTAAATAATATATGAAAACAACTTAAAGAGATATAGCGCTGTATATTTGGAGTAGCGCTGTATATTTGGAGTAGCGCTGTATATAGTATAAGTATTTCAATTCAAGGCAATCAGCGCTGTATATTTGAGATGTTGATATACTTATTACAATATATATTATAAAAAACAACTTAAAGACACCCCTATATATAATGTATAAGTAGTAAGATGACGAGTATCCAAGAACAACTGAAAGCATTAAAAGCGCAAGAATCCGCATTAAAAGCGCAATTGAAAAAGTCGCAAAAAAAATCAAAGGAAGAATTGAAAAATATTGCGGATTTCAAAAAATATGTGTCGCAATACGAAATGCGCCCAGATTTTTCGCAGATTTTAAGATATTTATTGGAAATAAATGAGTTTGAGGGCGGAGGATTGGAACTTTTTGAAAATTGGTTTTCACTTTACGGAAAATCAAAAGAGAAAAAAATCAAAAAAATCAACCAGATTTGCGACCTAATTGGTGGCGCATATCCCACCAAATATCTCAATTTACGAAAAGGATTGTTGGAAGAAGTGGAAGCGGAAGATGAGGAAGAAATGTAAAAATAAAAAAAAAATAAAATAAAAAAATAAAAAAAATAATTTTTTGAGGTAATTACAGCGCTGTAATAATTTGTAGCGCTGTAATTAGATGTAGCGCTGTATCTATACTTATTACAATATATATAATATATT